CCCTGTGGAAGATATCGTATAACCAAAATCTCTCCACTCCATTGTGTTATAATAACGTCTGACAGTGGCTTGGGATTCACGCTGACAATCGTTTAACTGGGCAACGGTTGTACCATCCTCCTGCGCTGCATCCGGTGGGGTAAAGGCGTTCATGCCGTCGCCGGTAGTTGTCCAGTCTTTAAGCTCAATCATAAGGAGTCACCATGTGTATCGACATTGTTTTATCGTTGCTTAGAACGCTGATATTCATTGCATTAGCGTACTTCTGGCTATTCATTGTCTTCTAGCATCTCCGCACCTATTAGTGTCGGTATTCTGGCTGCATGTACCTTTAATGCATTTATATCTGTTTTTGGTATCACTGCGCCACGCGCCAGCCAATTAACAAACTTCGGATTTACCATTTGCCTGGCAAGCATGTTCTGAGGTATAGCTGCAGACCCCATCGTTAGCGCCGTTAATGGGTTAGAAACAACATTTAATGCGCTTGCAACAGGCGCTGTGTTTGAGAAATTCCTGGCAGTTGCAGAGTCCTTTAATGCCTCGATAACCTTTCCAAGATTATCTAATGCTGCCCTTGTTTCCTTATAACGGCTACCACCAAACATACTTGTTTTTGCTTCTGGCGATAATGAATTCCATCTTGTTAAGAATGTATCAGGCGAAAATACATCACCACCCATATTCTGCTTGCCGGGTGTAGCCATACCCATGCGGTCGATTGTGGTTGATACAACATCATTCCACTGATTGGGCGTTACATTGTTCCGTACTTTGGCAATCCTTTTACCGGAGTCTTTAGAACCTTCCATCATCCACTTATATGCCTTGTCATCACGCTTGATAAGGGTCTCCAGTGTTGGCTTGTCTACGTTGTTGTAATAACGCGTATATCTGTCTAATATTCTGGATTGCTGCAATGCTCCCTGTTCTTTGGCTACATTGGTCAAGTCATCAAGTAGCCCACCGTAAACCCTTTTACCCTGCTGCCCTTCAAGCCCAACATAGCCACCGGCAACCTTTGGCATTTCAAGTTTACCGCCTAAATGAGTCCTGGCCTGCCTTACGGCGTCATAAGGAAGAGACTCAACCCCCTCTGGCAAATCCTTGGTGATCCCAAGAATACCTTTTGATTCGCTTATAGCCGGGCCCATGAACTTCCTTGCTCCAGGGGCTAATGCTTTTTCCCCTGCCATTTGTTCAAGTAACCCACGGGAACCTTCCATGCTCACAGGGGTTGTTTTCCCAATCTTATTAACTAGTGCATCTTCAAGCGCATTCCTTCTTACGCCGAATCTACCCTGAGCACCCTTTGCTCCACCTGCAAGAACATCCCCAGCACCCTGGGTTGTCATCCTGCGTCCCCCCGCTAACTGAGCTATTCTTGAAGCCTCTTCGCCTGATTGCCTGAGCACGTCATCAGAATATTGGCGCATGAAGTTCGCAGATCCTGGCGCTTTGGCTAATGCTTCCTCCATTGTCTGCAGGAACCTGTTACCCGATGCTGTACCGGCAGACGGACCAGGTATATTAGCGTTAGCGAATGCGTTTGAAACATCCATAGCTTCGCCACCCATCATGCGATTTGCCCCAGGTTTCAGCATTTTACTAACCTGCTTACCTGCGTAATTAAGCACATCACCGCCTATCTTCTGCCCTAGCATGTTCACACCGACATTCTTTGCAGCACCTAACAGCCCAGTCTCTTCAGGCTGGCCCCCGCCTATATACTTGTTAGACAGGTCGTACATTTGCCCCCCGCTTTCAGCACCAAGGCCAGCCCCTGCAATAGCACCCAATGGACCCCCAGCAGCCCCGCCGAATCCACCAACGATACCGCCAAGCACTTCAGCCCCCATTCTGGGCCAATTCATGCCACGGTCTTCCTTGGGTAGCTGCGCAAGCAAGTCTTCCCTTGTTGCCCCTTCAGGGCCTTCAAGTTCGTACTTTTTGCCGTCTGGTGCCGTGATCTGGTATGTAGCCATTATTTGATTCTCTTAACTGTCCAGCCATCTTTGGGGGCGCCTTTTGCTTTTGACGCGCCTTTTGTCGGGACGACCTTGCTACCGCCATATTGTTTATCAAGCCTTTCCCTTGCTGCTTTCAACTTTGGTTCCACTGTGTTCTCTATCTGATATAAGAGATCATCCCCTGAATATGCCTGGCTGAAAAATTGTGTAGGGTCTTTCATTATGTCTTCCATAATCCCCATATCAGGGCCACTCAAGACGCCAAGGTTATATAATTCTTTCATTTCCAATAACATATCTTTATGCAGACCGCCTATTGCTAGCTTATTCTTGCCCGGCCAATATTCTGTGCCTGTCTTTCTAAGCATGTCCTTATACGCAGCTAAAGACGTTTCAGCCCTTCCAAGAGTGTCATAAGATGCGCCTTTCTTCTCTCCAGAAACTAATACCTTCGGCCCGGATTTCCCATCTACGACAACATTTTCAATGGGTATTCCTGCGCTTCTCTTCTCATCATCTGTCCATACGTTTGACCCCCTACCCTCTGACCCAATTCGAACCATTGGCTTATTAACAGCCTCTAACATAGCCTGCTGAAATGGTTGTGTACCTGGCTGCAGCCCTGCAGCTTGCAGATTTCTATAGGTTGTTGTGGGCTGCTGTGGCCTCATGTTCTGAAACTGATTCTGTAAAGCAATGTTATTCTGCTGATTCTGACCAGCCATTAATTGAGCCGCCATCGGATCAAACGTCCTTCCGGGTATAGCCTGCAGCCTCATAGCTGCCTCAACATTGCCCATCTGTCCGCCAAGCAATCCAGTCCCTGGTTGTGGAATAGCCGGGCCTGCCTGAGATGTATTCCCAGTAGCCTGTTGTCCGAGAATCCCACGCATAGCTGCAAGGTTGTTATTCCCGTAATTGAAGCCACCACCAGCAAGATAAGTTAAAAGGCCCATTACCACCATCCTCCCGCCGTTGTTGGCGAATAACCGCCAGTCGCAGGCACACCCTGCGCAGCCCCCTGTGGAGCCATATTAGCACCCGCCGTACTATTTTGAAGGTAATTACCTGCCCCCTGATAATAACTACCCATTCCACCTAACAACCCGCTCAGGTTATTAGCCCAACCAGGAGATGACTGGGATTGGTTAGGTGTACCAAATAAAGGCGCTATCATATTCCCGTATTGCTGCGATGCCATCAATGGCTGATTCTGCTCGAATTCATGTCTTTGCATTGCTTGCGTTATAGGCTGCTGCGCATATCTTTCAGCACCTGCCCCGCCCCTTGCTTGCAGCTCCAGATCACCGGCTTGCATTTCAGGCAATAACTGTGCCGCCTGCTGCTGTCGCTGTCTTTCAGCATTATAGTAAGGCATTAAGGCTGACATACCCGCCTGACTTGCCTGCTGTTGATTCATGGCAGAACCATAGCGCCCTGCCGCGTTAAACTGGTCATTAACCGCCTGCATCGCCGGATTCATTACGGCGTTTTGCATCTGCGGGTTCAGACCAAGATAGTCACCGCCCATCACAGAACTTAGATAATCCTGTGAAGGCTGGGAACTAAACTGGCCCATCCCCTGAATAGCTTGCTGGCTATACGGTGACTGATCAGCAAACATTTGACCCTGATAGAATTGTGGATCATATTGGTCTATTGCCGTGGCAAGACCCCGGCTAAAATCTTTACCAGCTCGCGTTACATATTTTGGCTGCTCTGCCGTAGCGCCGCCACCTCCACCACCAAGTAAAGAAGCACCACCAACGCCAATGGCTGCCGCACCTACTGCTCCCCATGTCATGTGTCACCTCCAATCTCTTTTGGCTTGCATGGGCCATCAAGCCCCGGTATTTCATCATAGCTTTTAGCTATAACGTGCTCTTCTATCTTTTCCAGTTCAGTCTCTTGAGTAGGATGTATCGTTGTCCAGATTGTGTCTTCATGAGCAAAGACTACTCGTTTAGTTCCTATCTGAGAAACAAACGTACACGGCCCTTTATATCTATTCATGCCGAACTGTGTTTTTACTGATATATCACCTTTAGAGATAATATTAATATGCTCGGTCTTATGGATTTTGCCAATAACCATTTCACCAGCTTTGATTGTCATTTCTCTGGCATAAACACCCGGCGCGAATATATGTCTCACATTTTCTTGTACGTCTATTTCCTCAACATCAGATACTGAGATAGCCTCATTCATCCGACGTTCTATATCAAATATTTCTTCCCTGACACCAGGATCAGGCATTCCACCACAATCAATATCAAGGGTTACGATATTCATAATGACTCCATCGCTATTTTGACAGCCGTATAATTCATAGCTGTTGCACCAGTAACTGACCTGAAATAAGGTTAAGCGTATCAACAACAGACCCATAAATAGCAATAGCCACCTGATCATCGACGCCCATAGCAACAGTTAAAGAACCTGACAGACTGGCTGCCGTTGTCTTGTTTGTCCATTCTGCTGTTGCCATTGGTGTATAACCAGGTACCCCAAGAACCGTATGTATTAATTCAAGCACATAGCTTTCGTTTAACGTCCCATTCTGGAATACCACTGTTGCCTGAATACTGTATAGCCCGGTTTCTTTAACCGTGACAATTCCTGTTGTTTGATCGGCCTCTGCATAAGCACTGCCTAATGTACCAGCCCACGGCGCAACAATCGTGCCGGGGCTGGCATTTGAAATAGCAAAGGCTGGAACCGCTAATCCGTAATTCATAGCCACTGTGGGCTGTCTGCCCAGCAAATAATTTATCGCGTTCGCACATTCCCTGTGCCCCTGTGCTGAATCAGTTTCCTGTACGGATACGTCCAGATAACCGGCGCTCATCTGGCACTGGTCCCGACAGATTCAGGCTCTGCCCCAAAGATGTGGGTGTAATCACCGGATACCGTCAACACAATCCGATGGAAACGGGCATTTGATCTGAATTTAGCCTTGCCTGTCTCAGCATAGGCGGCTTTTGGGCCAATATACGTCACCGGCCCCGATGCGCTGTTACGCGTGCCAACGCTTACCCCTATGGCAAGGTTATTCCCGTCTACTAACGCCCTGACGGACCTTAGAAGTGCCTTCCCGCCGATGTTCATGGCAAACTCACCACTTTCAACGACAGCAATCAGGGAATCCCCTGTAAATGTGCCATGAGTATGCGTGTTATTAAAGGCCGTTACCTCAGGCTTGCCCCCCTTGAACTTGGTAGCGTCTGATAAATCAAAGATCGTGTCCGAAATCACCGGGGCACCGGGAAAACTATCACTCAATATAGACGGTAATTGGGAATAAGCGAGCCTTTCTACCTCGACATGGACCGGCCCCGCCCATCTGTCAGTCGCATAGTTATAAATCATGATCTTGTTTGCTATGCCAGTATTACCTGACCCCGGATAGGACCAATAGACAAGGGTATTGTCTAAATCAATCAGGCTCGATATAGCATCCGGTTTGGTTGAATCATAGTCATCTATGAACGTCTGATTCATCGTGGTGGAGCCAATTGGACGCGACGTTATCCCGTTAAAGACATAAAAACCATCGTCGCCAAGATAATAGATTTCATTGCCTATCTGAGTGACCGAACCACCCGACAACGTACCCCTTCCGGGCTGTACCTCGTCAAACTGCCAGATAAGGGCACCACCCACAAACCGCATCACATAAATGGAGTGCTCTGTGAATATTGTGGCGTACTCACCACCAATAACCCGCGTAATGGCCCCGCCTTCCTGCAATACCTGTTTCCCGGCCTGGTTAGAACCATCATTGGTCCAATCACCACCCCCCACCGCAGACCACTGAACCAATCTTGGATTAGACGGGAGATTGCCGGTAATAATGAAATTTCTTGCTATCCCGATATGCTTTGGAGCGGGAACGTCTGCCGGGGTCGTGCTGGTATCATCAACAAAGGCACTTACAGCCTGTATAGGGGATACTTGTAACAGATCAAACCCGTTCGCCGCATATACATTGTCATTGAATGCAGCAAACTCCCACGTCATAGCCGTATATCCAGACCCCACACTCGACCAGCTGTCACCAACCCGCTGATAGATGTTTGTAGCGGTTCCTGCATAACTGAAAGTTTCTAACACATAGTCCTGTACCGCCCTTGCGCCCAGACAAGCAGAAGGCAATGCGTCCATATCAGCCACATGCGCCCGGAAAGGCTCAAACGATTTTGCCAAAGGCAGGCAGTTCTCAGCCCTCACCACACCGGGGTTGTCCCGATCTGGCAAGTCCGGCATCAGTGGTCCGGTAAAGGCGGCTATTGTCTTCATGCGTCGTACTGGTGTATATCGCCAGCCTCGCTAATCACAAATAAACGGTCTTCGGTTACATACAAGCCGAGAATTGTTGTCACTTGTGCGCTCACATCTAATGTATCTTCAGGACTAGGCCCCAGTGTGGTTGTATCCCACGGCGCACCAAATCCAAATCTTTCGATAATCGAACCATTGCCTTTATACAAACAATTACCGTTTGCCGTAACAAAGGCAGAGGTGGCACTTTGACTGGATTTAACACTGTTATAGGTCATGGAACCAATAGTCCACGCAGGCATATCCAACTCATACAGGTTTTGTGGTCCATCATTACCCCACCCCAACAATCTCGTACCGTCCGGCTTTATGTTAATGTCGCTAATTCTTATAATTCCGCCGATATTGCTTATGGGATAAGAACCAATCTCGACAGGTATATCCGGTGCATCATCATCAAATAAATAGGATGTCGGCAATGACCAACCAACGATTGATCCATTAATAAGGCCAGTATTACCTGACGCGTATAACTCACTGCCATCAGGTTTAACAGAAATACCCCATACATTGTCCCATTTAGCGCCTACATCAAAACTGCCAAATAATACTTGCTCGTTTATCTCCCAGTTAGCGCCGTTCGTTTCATAACTATTGATCAGGTTGAAATTAGAAAACCCAAGATACATATACCGGCCATCATCAGCAAAATTGATAGTCTGTGTCTGTGCACTTGGCGATATCGTCTTGGAAAAGGTAAACCGTGATAGCGGCAGGCCGCATATATCAACAACAAGCGATATGACCGTAGTATCCGATAATTGATTGCTCAACCCATCGTCATTCTTTGCCCACGCATACAGCGTCTTGGCCCCTTCTGAATCAAACAGGTAATCAACCGGCTTTACCTGTGTCCACCCTGGATCATCCAAAGCAGGGACATCAACTGATTCTGTCAGCAAGTACCAATCCGGGTTTGTTACATCAAAGGTTAAAACAGGGACCAGTAATGTATCACTGGTATCAGGAATATCGAAAGCGTCTACAACAGGAGGAACGGGCAAGGTTATAACTGTTGTATCACTGGCCTGCTCACTTAATCCGTCCGCATTGAACGCCCACGCATAGAGCGTCTTCGGGCCTTCCGAGTCGAACACATAAACCACTGGCTGATTAAGCGTCCACCCCGGATCGTCTAACTCTGGCGTTAGTGGACTCTCTGTTACTAAATAAAACTCGGGATTGCTGACTGAAAACGTCAATATAGGGACCACAAGAGAATCACTTTCTGACGGTATATCAAACCTGACAATAATAGGCGCTGCAAACGGGCAGGGATCAAACGGCTCTACAACAACAGGTACCGGAATAAACGTACCCTGGTCTGGAACACTGGGCACAAATGGGCTGCCATAATCCGTCTCTATCGGTATTACAAACGGAGGGGTAGGATTACAGGCCATTAGATAACTCTTAAAGTATTACCCGATGTCCTTGCGATTTCATCCTGCTCATTGATTGCAGCAACCGCTGTCTGGTATGCGCTCTCCCATAGAGGTATACGGCTATCATTGACTACATAGCCCTCTGCATGAGTCAGAGACCCATAAAGCAATGCATCATAGGCATTAGCTGTCAGCCAGTTATCCGGCGATGCATCCGTCAATTCAGGGAACTTTGCTGAATACGTTAGTACAATAGTGTTTACCCCTGTCGGCAACATGATTATATTGCTCTTGATAGAGTAAAAGCCTGGATATGTCTCGTTGACCATCCTTTCAGGGCTTACATAATCAAGCGGTTCACTGTCTGTAGTGTCCGGGCTGGTTATTGTCACAATCTCGTCAAAATCATCCGGCAGGGTCACGTAATTAGTGCCGGATAATGTCTGGTCCGGCTGTACCGTCGCGCTAACTATCGTTTCCTGAGCTAAAGTCCTCAACACACGATTAATCCGCGCCTCACACAAGCGGATAAACGTAGGCACCGCAGGCGATATATCATCATCTGCCAGCCACGTCTGTATGTCGCTTTTCAGGTCTATATAGTTAGGCATTACAGCCTCTTTGCTGCCTTAAACACTGGTTCAGTCGCTACCAGCTTGTCTGTGAACTTACGCCGCTCCTTAGCTGTGCCATTGATCCACTCCGGCTGTTCCTGCAGCCACATGGCCGCTGTGGGAGGTAAGTGTAAGTTGTAGTGAGACCATTCCCTGATGTCAGTCTCGCGCATCTTACGGTTATCTTTGTGCCACTGGACATTGATGGCATGGACCTGTCTGTCTGTCTCTGACCATTCAAACCCATGATAAATCATGTTCTCATGGGGAACCAGGACAGCCTTCTTTTTCATGCCATCATAACCAGGGTTGTTATTTACAACCCCTTCCATGATCTGACCAAACGTCAATGCGTCTATTTTCATGATTAAGTAAGGGGGGCTTTCGCCCCCCCCCATCCTTTTACGACAGTGTTACCGGGGCAGTCGGGTCAAGGCCATCAATCAGACCCTGCGCCTTCTCGTTCATCACGCACAACGTCCAGTCAACAGCAATCTGCCGGGTATCGGCCAACCCCTGTTTGGCAAGGGGTTCAGTGCGATAACCATGCAGGAATGCCAACCGCAGATAGTCAAAGTCAAGAATGTAAGCATTGACATCATCAGTAGCGTTCTCAAGCTGGATACGATTAGGCTCCAGTTTCAGTGTGGCAAAGTCACCAACAAAGATATTAACCGCACCGGTTGCCGTTACCGCATCCTTTGACTGGTTAACATCAGACTGCAGAGCCGCAACGCGAGCACTTGAGGTAAACAGATAGTTACTGAACTGCTCAATCATCCCCGGCGTACTCATAAAGCAACGTGACTCGCCGCCTTCCTCATAGACTTTCTTGGTAACAGAGCGAACCATTGTTTCAGTCATGGCGCGGGCTGTGGTTGTACCTGTTACGGCATCCACCACACCGGTAGTGGTATTAAAACCGCCTGCACTATAACCAACACCAGATTCCACATTGGTGACAATCCACGACCCCAACCCTGCAGACTGCGGGGCGGTTGTCCCATCAACACCCTTCACCGAGGGATTACGCGATAGCATGGTGGCCTCAACGTCACGACGGCACTCAATCTGTCTACGGGACACCTGGTTAGCCAGTTCACGCGCATAGCCGATTGTACCGGCCTCATCAGCGCGGGTTGATACCTTCACCGTCTTGGTTGAAATCTGACAGAAATCACCCTCGCGAGTACCAATTTCAGTATCATCATTGGCAATCGTGTCTGCACCGTCGATCTGTGCATTAGTCGATACCGGTGCCTGAAGTTTATCAACAACCCATTCCTTGTACGGGTGTTGACTGGTATCAGTCCCGATCCTGCTGGTTAGTGGTAGCGGATATTTAGAGATGTCAAAAATCTTGTTCATGACATCTTCTTTGATCAATCCACCAAATGCTGCTGCTGCTAGTCCATCACCTGTAACGGCCATGATTACTCTCCTATTGCGATAAGAGGGCCACTATTGCATCAGCCTTTACCCGCTGATCGCGTGAATTAGTCGCCTTCTTGATTAACTTGTTGTGAGCAGCACGATCAGCAGTGGGTTTCTGTTTAACGGTTTGAGGGCGCAATGCAGGCGGTATGTCATCAATAGCCTTGACACTGGCTAGCTGATTATCACGCAACATCTGATCACGCATGTACTTCACGACATTGGGGTCCGTAATGGTTGTCATTTGCTGCTGACTAAAACCCTTACTTACTCCATACTCGATTAGCGACATGCTCTCTTTTTGCCTCACCTCGTTATCCGTCCATTCAGGAATCAGATTCAGCATTTGCTCTGTCTGCTTGGCAACGGTCCGCTGTTGCTGAACCATCTGTTCATCTCGCAAACTTTGCTGCACAGACTCACGCTGATTAAGTATCTGTTGCTGCAGGTTGTCACGCTGGTACTGTAACGATTGTAGCTCCTGCCTCATCAGTGCAAGCCCACCTGGATTCTCTTTCATCATAGAATCCTGGTTAGCATTGATATGCTGTTCTGTAGACGTAATCCGTGCATTTACCTCGAATAACTCTTGAGGCATCTGCAACATATCAGACTGCGCCATCCTGAAACTGGACTCTTGTGATTCCAGTTCTGCTTTTCTTGCTGCTAGCTCGTTTTGTGTTGATTCTGCAGCATGGTTGAATTCCTGTGCCTTCTTAAACTCGTCCTTTAATTCCCCGACAGTCTTAAATACCTGGTTGCCATCAGGGTCTTGCATGGCGATTTTCAGCGCATACGCTTCCTCGTCGCCAATATCGACGGCGTGTAACGTATCAAGAAATGAACCGGCCTCTACCTTCTCAGGCTCCGATTCTTCAACCTGCTCTTCAGCCTTCTCAGGCTCAAGCTGATCAACAACATCGTCACCTGATACGGCAGGGACACCCGTTAGCTCTTCCGACGGAGAGTTCTCACTTCCCAGTAATGCCTGTACTAATTCGTCACTCATGGCTGTTCTCACAGTTAAAATTGTCAAGTTCTTGCTTGAATTCAGCAAGCCATTCATACCGCCTGCGTGCGTCAATCATCTCTGATTCCAGCACGTTTAATACCCTGTTTCCGTACTCTTTCCTGAAATGCTCAAATATATCTTCATACCACGGTGCCTCTGTTAGTGAAGCCACCGCATTGCGTATGCGCTCACTCATGCAGCAGCAGTTTGCCCTGTATACGAACTACAGGGATCAATAAATCCATTTGTCCCGTCACCATCACCGTGGGCCGCCTTCCATCCCAGATCCCAATTAATGAACTGTGGATCGTCAACACCCATAGCAGTGAAAGGGTTATCAGTACTTGGACGCTCTAATACAGTGCCACCAAGTCGATACTGGACACCCTCTTCGTATGCGCGATAATTCCGCACATAAACATAATTGTTCTGCGGGACGCTATATGCTGTATCCAGCCATGTACCTGCCATAAATCACCTCTGCTTTAAGTTCAAACCTGTCATAAACCATTTACCTCCACCCCCGGTCCATTCTGATAGCTCTGCCGGTTGTTTCATCTTCTTGCAGAAGTCCCGACCCATCATAGACAGACTCGCGTGTTCCACGTGGATCATTGCCCTTCATAAACTCATAAACAGCAGGGTCTACAGGTGACGGAGGCAGTACCTGTGGCGGTACATAAGGGATCGGCTCAGGCATACCAGTCGCCAGCTCAGTAATGTCAGCTACAGGCGTCAACATAGATTCCTTGCGCATTGGCCTGTAATTCTGGCCTGTGAATCTACCCTGCGGCATCTTGTCCCTGCCCCTCAATGTCTACCTGGTGTACTAACTCAAGCTCGGTCCACTTCCTTAGCTGCTCGTTCGCGTCAAGCTCCATCTGTGCGCGGTCCTTTTCTCCCTCTTCCCGCTGTTTCTGGAATTCGAGCTGTGTCTTAGCCTGATTATTGGCCCGGTCTCCCTCTTCTTTCATGGCCTGAATCTGCATCTCAGCCTGTGCCAGCTTGGTGGCCGGATCATTCTGTGCTGCCATCTGCGCGGCTTGGGCGTTCTGTTGGGCTGCCTGTTGCGACTCTTCGCTAGAGGGGTCTTGCCAGTATCTTTCAGGATTCTGCAGGCCATTGAAGCGGGCAAAGTCAGTGACCGTGTTATAAATCTTGTCCATTGTTGACAAGACGTTAGGCTCTGATGCCATCGCATTCACCTGCTGCTCTAATACTGTCAGCAGCGCCTGTCCCTGCCTGATGCGCTCACCCATAGACAGGCCGATATCAATGTTTACCTGGTCACGGTCCAGCCACTGGGTTGGCACTGTCTGATTCCAGGCGCCTGATGTCTTGAAGTTGATTTCTTCAGGGAAGTAGCGCTTTAACGTCCGGTGTATTAATACATAGGTAGTCTTTATCAAGGTCTCAGCCAGCGTCTTGGTAATCATCGACGCCAACATCTCCTTAAACGAAATCTGGCGTTCTACACCGTGAGCGGTCTGATTACCAACGGTCTGCCCTTCTGACTGCAGATCAAGGCTGGCTCCTGTACGCTCTGAACGCTCTTTATCCAGATACTGAAGTAGATTAAGGCTGTTTGTTCCCAGGTCAGCAACATTCAATTGCTCGAACGCATCCATGCTCTTGACCCTGACAACCCCATCAATACGGCCATTGGTCGCATCTTTCATGTTGACCTGATTCTCAACCGCCTTATATCTGCGGTTGTTCATCTGTTTCATGTTGTCCAGGTACTGACGTTTGGCAGCTGTCTTCTGGTCCTGAATCTCTCTAATCTTGTCGAATATCGACAGCCCTATGTACCGGTGAGGCATAATAAACGGCGTGCCAACAGCATAGGGTATCCATTGTGCAATGTCGTTACTCAGAATGGGTGTAGGGGAATCACAATAGATAATACGGCGCAATTCACCAATACCATCGTCATCATAATCAACCCGCATGTAGACTTCCCACACCTGGATAGTCCGCATTGAGTCCTCAAAGGCATAATGTTCATCCTCATCGCTGGTCTGGTTTCTGGCGGTTGTATCTGACTCAGTATCGTCTGTGTACGTGGGTAGGTCTAATACAATGTCCTTGTCTATGCCGTACTCAATCAGGCTTGTCTGTGTCTCCATCCGCCTCTCAGCAACAAAAGCGGCCTCTTCGACATTAACAGATCGTTGGTCACTCGAAACGAGGAAGTTCTCAGGAGCTACCGCATCAACACCCAGTCTCCTGGTTGCCTTGATACGCTTTACTGTATTAACGCCACCTTCTTTCGAGATGGATACTTCCTCCCCCGCTTCTTTGGGGATTTGGACTTGCAGGCGCTGTATATCATCTAGTTCTCCATAGGTTTCGTATTGAATACGGGTAAATACATCGGGATATATCTTGAGAATGCCGTTCTTCTGTAACAATGCGTCCTTAACAGCCTGGTATATCTTCACATAGCCGTCATTCTGCTGCATTAGCATATAATTACATGCTTGACTCTCTGTCTCTGCCTGGTCCTCGTCCTGCTCTGATCTGGCCTGAAAACTAGCCACTGTGTCCGATGAGAAGGTCGGCATTATCTGTGCGAGCATGGCCTCTATGGTGTCTGCTACATCAAGGCTGACAGCAGTAGAACGTCCGGCAGGCACAGAACTACGCCGTGTATACCCGGTAGCGTCTGTATCCTGACTATTGGGGGCGTCATTACCACCTATCCGCCCAAAGTAGTATTCAATAGCCGATGTCCTGTTGCCGACTATTTCATCAGAATCAGCGCCGATAGAGTTATATAACTCGTTCTGGATGATTGCGGAT